CCATCAAGACCTTTGTAGTATTTTGTTATTGCCGATTTACCTTTTAAAAAGTTCATAACATTGCCAATAAGCCCTTCATCTAAATTATGCATTGATAATTCTTCTGCCTCTAACAAATATTCAAAGTTTTGTGATTCTGTTATGCCATCACCCATTCCTACATTTAAAATATACATATAAGTAGCAACAAATGCCTTTCTTTGTTCTTCCGATAAATGGTCTAGATACGCTTGTAAAAAATTAGTATCTTGATTTGTTAGATTCATATTTTGCATTATTTCCATTTGACAATATTTCTTTTAATATTTAATCATAAAAAAAGGGAACCAAAAATGATTCCCTTTTAATATTAATATAGTCAGACTATTAAGCCCATCCACCATCAACTTTATCATCTGCACCAAAAGTAAGGTACATAGTTTCTGGGTGGTGACCAGCTTCAACAATTTGGTATCTAGACTTCATTTGAAGTTTAGGTGCCATTGTTCCTTCTGCAATTGTTTCAACAGTATCGGCCATTACGTAAGGCATGAATACAAGACCAGGTGTGTTACCGTCTCCTTTTCTACCTAATGCAATTCTAACATCTTCCCAAGCCATAACTGGGTCAACATAAATTGCAATACCAGCCAATGTTCCTAATGGATACAATGCTCCAGGTACTTGGTTAATAGTGTTCGCAATTGGGTATGGAACGAATCCAGCACAATCTTGGAATCCACTAGCAACTCCACCAGAACAAACTGCGAATGTAGCAGGTCCTCTTCTACCTCTTGTAGAGATAATATTAGAAGCAGCAAGCATTCTAGACATTAAACGTCTTTGTCTTGTTCCTAAGTTTTCAGCACCAGTGTTAGATGCATCAACTCCAGTTACTGTAAGTGTACTTGCAAAATATTGCCAAGAACCAGTTAAAACCGTTGCACCACCACCGGCAGTATTTGCATAAGTAGCGGCAGAACTATCTAAGATTAAGTGGTAATTTCTACCAGAAACAGCTTCAATGTTTTCGTGGTTCAATTTTCCTAATCTGAAAATGTTACTAAGTATATCTCTATTGATAACTTGTGTCATTTCGTTTGCCAAGAATTGATTTGCTTGTGCAACCGCATCAATACCGAATTGTTTCAAATCCATTAATTGCTCTCTTGTTACTGCAGCAGCGGCTTGAACCGTTTTTGCTTCAACAGCTTTAGAGAATAATTGAAGGTTTCCAGTATTAGATTGAATTGCTTCACCTTCTTGTCTAGTCATTTTAGTAACTTCACCATATTCAGAAACACCTTGGTTAGTTGAGAAATCAACAATGTGGTCTTCTAAACCTTTAACTAATTCTGCTTTAGAAGTAATGTTAACATTAGTAGAACCAGTTGTGAAAACTGCAGTAACCGGAGCACCACTAGTAGTAGATGCTGGAATTAAACCTGCAATTGAATTTCCAGCTGCTAATTCACTTGGTAATTTAACAATCTTATACCCATCAATTCTTGATGTTCCAAGTACAGTAAATGTTCCTGATTCACCAGAAATAGTAAAAGTAGCACCATCAACAACTACCGCATTATCAGCAATAGCAATTTTAATGTAAATTGGTGAATTAGCACCTTTACCATCAGTTCCTGTAGCATACGGGTCAGACAATGCAGCATATCCGTTTTTACCACCACCGTAAACGAAATCCATATAAGATAACATTCCTACTGGTGAATTCATTGGAATAGTTGGGACTAATTCCAATCCAATAGTTTGTGCAGCAACTTGAATTGCTAATGGTAAAAGAGAATAAGGTACATCTCCAGAACCTTTAGCTCCTCCTGTCCAACCTTGACCAGTTGAAGATGGCAATTCTACAGCTCCCATACCGTTTACAGAACCAGGTACAGCGTAAAAATTATTTTCATTTAATTGACCACCAGACAATTTTGCCTCGTAGTTTTCTTGTAATTGACATATTGTTGCAACTAAATGTTTTTTAGAAGCATCAACATTCTTTCCAATTGTTTGTTCGATAACTGGAGACCAGTTTTCTAATAATTGATGTTTGTTCATTTTAACAACATTTTTTTTAATTTAAAATTCAAATATCTTAAATCATTCTAAATCCTCTTAACTTAGCAAGTCTTGCTTCAGTAAGTTGACTTTGAGATAATTTTTCAACATTTTCCTTTTTTTCCTCTCTAATCAAATTTTCTTTTGTGAACTCATTGTTCCAAAATGACTTGATTGAAGATTCATTAACGAAATTAAAAAGTCCAGCTCTTTTTTGAATTCTTGACTTTTCGCTTTCTTGTAAACCATTCCAAGTTTCTTTATACTTAGCAGGCATTAATTGCAACCATAATGGTTCTTCTTGCTCACTTTCGTTTAAATCCACTTCTTGTGATTCGTTTAGAGATTTGTTGTCAGTTGCTCTTTGCTCCTTAGCTTCTAAAATATTCTCTAGTTTATTATATATACTCTCTTTAAAATCAGAAATTTTTGATTCGTTGATTTTTTCAGATTTTGTATTTAATTCTTTTGTATCAGAATTTTCTAAATTTGTTACTGATTCAGTTACATGGTCAGTCCAATTTTCAATTGCACTTACAGATTCAGTTACATGTTCAGACCATTTTTCTACACCCGAAACAGTATCGGTTGCGTGGTCAGACCAATCTTCTAATGCACTAACAGTTTCTGTTACATGATTAGACCATTTTTCTACACCATTAATTGTTTCGGTTGCATGGTCAGACCAATTTTCAATTGCACTAACAGTTTCTGTTACATGCTCAGACCATTTAACCATTGATTCAAATTTTGCTTCTAATTCATCATACCTTTCTTGTAAAGATGAATCGGAACCAGCATTAACAGAATCAAATTCTTCTTTTACATGGTCAGCCCATTTTTCAATTGCCGATAATTTTTGATTTACCGATTCAAATTTTTGTTTGAATTCAGCATTATTGTATTCTTCTACAATACCATCGTTTTGTTCAATAATACTTTCTTGAATTTCTTTCATTTCAGCAATTTCGGATTTAACACCCTCTATTGCTTCTTTTGTGAAATCTGTGTATTTGTTGAATTCGCTTTCTTTTAGATAATCCATTGTTTCTACGTACTTATTTTTATTATTTAACTCTTTAATATCTTGTTTGATTTGTTTACCTATTTCATAGATTGCAAAATCACTAAATACATCTAATTCTGCATTTTCGTTTAGCATTCCGAATGATTCATTTACACTACTTAATCTTGCATTTGCAAAACCTGGTGTGTCAACTAAATCATAAGTAAATAATTTATGAATCTTTACTGATTTATCTTCAGTAACGGTACCAGCGGCTCTTGATGATATATGTAAAGGAATCCCGGCATCAACAATTGCTTTTGCTTGTTTACCGGCATCGGTATCTAATAATTTGATTTTTCCCATTACTCGATTGTTTTCGTCATCCATCCAAATTTCTTCAATTTTATGAGAAACATTTTTCAATGTAGTTTCAAATTGTTTTGGGTGGTCTAATTCACCAACAGCAGTTCCACTTTCTACAACTTTCTTTAGTGCTTCGAAATGTGGTTGGAATTCTTTTCTAGTATAAACTCTACCGTTTCTGTTTTCAGAATCGAATTCTGTAAATACACCTTCTAAAACATATTTATCAGTACCAACAGCATTGGGATTAGGTTTTACTGAAAATTTTGATTTTTCTATCAATAAATAATCTTTCATTTTCTTTAATTAATTTTGTTGTAATTTATATTATTTAATCAAATTTATTTTTAACTTTTTAAAAGTCTGTATCTTCCATTCCATCTTCCATTCCGTCTTCCATTTGTTTATCTTCTTTAGCTTTTAACTTTCTATTAAGTTTTAAGTCAGATTCAGATAAAGTTGTAAGAAATTTTCTAACTAAAAATTCAGAACTAAAAAATCTTACCTCATTTCCTTCGGCATCATAATCAATCAATGAATCTTTTGCGGAACTAATTAAGTCTAATTCACTTTGTAGTAATTCGGTTTCTTTTAATTTTTCGAATACATCATATCTAGACCAAGATAAATTTACTTTTGATTCGAATAATGGGTCATCGGCCAATTCTTTAATATCTCTTTTAGTTTGTAAAACTACGGGTCTAATAAGTATTTCTTGTATTTTACCTCTTAATCTATCAACAAATCTACTGAAATATATTTCTTCTCTAGTATATCCTTCTGCCGATGATTCGAATGTAGGTGATTCATCTTTTATAAATCGGTTTCTAGGAACTTTCGAAACTTGAATCAATTTATCAACGAAATAATTTAAAGATTCAGTATCCGATAAATCAGGACCATCATTTCCTATATTTTCAATTTGAGGGGTTCCTTGGTCACCTTCAGGAATCCAATATTCTTTTGAAAACGGCATCATTGATTTACCGTTTATTTTCAATTCTCCGGATTCATTATCAAAATCTACATTTTCTCTATATGATTGCATCAAAGAACCAAGAGTTTGTTTTGCCATTTGTTTAGATTTTCCACCAACCGGTATAACGAATTTAGTTTTGTATGATGAATTTACAACAGCCCAAATAATTCTAGATTGTTCCATAATTCTTAATAAATTAAAAGAACGTATCAATCTTTCAGTATAAGAAACTCTATTTTCATTATTGATTGCAGAATAAGATAAGAATATAACTTGTGCATCGGACAATTCTCTTTTCTTTACAGCATCTAATGGATATTGTACCCAACCTCTGGTACCATCTTCGTAAATTTTAGGTGTCAATGAAATTGGGTCTAGTTCTTTAAATCCTATAATATTAGTATTTGAATTGTCCCAAATAATTTCATATGCTAGGTATCCATCAATTAAAAATTTCTTTACAAAATACCAGGCTGTATTTTCATTTTTGAATCCAAAAAGATTATATATTTTCTTGAAATTATCGTTTAGATTTTCGTTTATAATTTCAGAAAATTCTTCTTTCATATTCGGGTCTGCTTCAAAATCAATTTGTGCAAAATATCTATCAGTATTATAAACAACAATTTCATCTGTTAAAGTATCCAAAACCATTTCGATTTCATCTTGCATTGCATACCTTCTAAGTTGTTCTATTTTTCCTGGATAAGATTGGTCGAAAAATGGAATATTCTTTTTAGAATAAATGTCTGAATAAGAAAAATCATATAGTTGGTCTATGTTATTGTCATAACCATAACGTAACATATTGTTGTTTTCCATCCAACCAATTTCGTTTTCGATAGAACCTATTGCTTCTGAATTAGATATAACACTATCCTTAAAATCATAACCTCTTCCGGATAGTTTTCTAAGTGCCGTATTTCTAAATGTTTTATTATTAACGCTTGGATTGGTACTGTTTACTCCGTTTCTATTAAATATAGATGCCATATTGTTTTTCTTTTGTTGTATTATTTAATTAGTTAGAATTCTTTGCTTTTGTAAATTCTTGAATCATTTCGTTATATGTTATTCCTTCAAACTTTTCTATTGATAGAAATGCACAATCTACCCAACTATTATAGTTTATGCAATATACTTTAGATTTTCTACTAGGTATGTAAGTTCTTATTGCAAAACCAAATCCATATTTAGAAAGTAATGCTTTTACTACTGCGTATCTATACATTATTTGCGGCTGTTTCAATGCATTGTTTGATGCTTTACCATCTTTTTGTCTTTGAAAAAATCCACTATATGTTCTTTGAATAGTTTCTAGAATATACCATTTATATGGTGCTGGAATAAAGTTTAAATTTAAACCTAGTTCATATCTCATTTTTTTTCTTTGTATAATTCCTAAACTCAGGACTAATGGATTTTTATCATAATAATCTAGTGTGTCTTTTCCTTTAGGATTATATTTGAATTGATTTATTTTACCAACTTGCATCATTTGATTTTCACAAAAAACAACAGTCGGGTCATAAGGATTACTTTTTGCTTTTTTAAACCAATCATACGATTCGTCCTGTGCAACTCTTAAACCTTTTTTTGCTTTTATTTTAGATATATCTTTTAATATCATTTCTTATTAAACCAATTTTCATCAGCAACAAAAAATACCCAATCTTTTGTTTTACAAAAAGCAATCGCCGATTTAAACTTTGACTTATTTACTAGATAGTTTTTCATCAAATATTCATAACTAGTTAATGCTTTCTTTGTTTTTCTTTTAGGTTTTGCCGGTGGTTGTTTATATTCTTGTGCTGGTTTTACTTCTACTAGCCAAGTTTGACCGTTTGATAATTTTACTAAAAAATCTGGATAGTAATTTTTTATTCTATTTTCAATAGGACAATGATATTTTATTGCAACAGATTCAGATGCCCATTTTTCAACTTGTGGACTACGTTCACACCATGTACAAAATCTTTGTTCCCATGATGAACGATAGATAACTTTTTTAACAGCACCAATGTATTTAACACTTTCTTTAACAGAATAATATCCCTGTTTGGTTCTTGCTTTTTTGCTAGGTTTTAAGTTCTTGATGCTCATATAGTTATTTAATATGCATAAAAAACCACTATTAAATTAATAATAGTGGATTAATTATAAGGTTCAAGACTTATAATGATTAATTATAAGGTTCAAGACTTATAGTGAATGCATTCCATCACCATCAGTATTGTATCCAGAATCTATACTTAGTAATAATCCTTTTGATTTTTTAGGGTACAATCTTTTCCATCCTTTTGCATATCCGTTTATACAAGATGAAGTAAAAAATGAAAATGGGTTTGGGTCTTTAATTATTATTTGTTCTTTATCGAAAATTGCAATATCTCTTTGATTTTTCTTTACAATATATTCAAGTTTAATTCTATTGTAATCCGATGCATCATATACTTCTCTTTCTCTTTTACCTTCACCAGTTTTTCTATTATAATTTTCAGGTAAACAATAAGATATAGAAAGTTCTTTAGATTTTTCATCATAACTAAACCCAAATGTTGTCATAACAGCACCTATGTTTTTAATTTCTTCTTCTTTTTCTTCTATAAGTTTTTCAATCGGATAATTTTCTAATACAATTGCGGCTGCAGTTCTGTCAGAACCTTTTTCTGGATGAACTCTTATTTTATCTCCCGGTTTTAAATCAGCATAACCATGAAAACGAGCAAAATCTGGGTCAAATTTTCTCCAGTTTTTAGCAAGGTCAAAATATGCTTCGGATAGTGCGTGTTGTCTATCATCTTCACATTTGTAATAAAGTTTTCTGATTGTTTTTTGGGCAAGTAACATCAACATTTTAGTACATCTACTAGTCAATTCATCCTGTTCTCTAGATTTGTAAATTTCTTCTAATAAGTCTTTCTTATTTAGGTAATTTTTACTCTTTGCCATATTCGTAATTTTAAAAAAGGGAAACTGAGTGTTTCCCTATTAGTTAAATGTATTTTATATACAATTTATTTTATTATTTGAATAATGCATGGATTTCAGGTCCTGGAATATAGTCAGGTAACATATTATCCAATTCTTCAGCAGAAATCAAATTCATCTTTTCTACTTTTTTGATGATGTCAGGACTAAACATTCCCTGTCCCTTCTTTTGAGCAGCATTAGCTTTTTTCATTCTTGATGCAATATGATTTCCTATTTTAGATACTTTCGTACCGGAACCATATCCCATGTTATTATATCCTGCCAATCTATTTTCTTCTACTAAATTAGAAAGTTCTTCGTTCAACATTTCAAATGATTTTTCTAACTCTTCTCCTTCATCAAGTTTTTCAACTAATGCTTTTTTAGTTTCAACTAAGAATACAACTTCTTCACTTTTCAAGATGTTTTCCATTTCTTGTAACTTAATGAATTCATTTTCAACATTTGCTCTATTTTCAACATTTAATTCGTTGTACTTAGCAACCGCTTCATCTATTTTAGAATAAATTTCATCAGTTTTGGTCATATCAACTACTCTTGAAATATCAATATTTTCAACTAAACTTTTAAATTCTAAAGAATCAACATTGATATGTAAACCTTCAAGAATGTTATTGAAATCTAAATCATATTTCTTATTCAAAGATTCAGACAATTCTTGAACATCTTCCATATCTAAAGATTCTAAAACAAATCCTCTTGTTTTCTTATCGAATTTAGAAATTGAAACTTCGTTGTTTGCCATTTTGAATATTTCAAAGTTTTCGTTTACAGTTTCTATACTTTTAACAAAATCTAATTCTACAAATGTATTTGCATTTTCGAACATAAATTCTACGATAGACCTTGTTTTAGTATCCGTATAATTGATAAATCCTGAATTTTTCAATACTCTAGTCAACTGTTGTTTGTTTTCAATTTTACTTTCATTGATAGTAATTTCGTTTCCTTCTTCACTTGCAACTATTTGAATGTTTGCATTCTTTACATTTGCTTCAAAAACATTATTACCTTTGTATTTAAAGATACTCAAAGCTCTTTGAGCAGCTGCAAATTCACTTGATACTTTACCGTTGTATCTATCAATTTTAGTAATATCATTTGTTACAATATGATTTCCACTATTAGATGAAAAAACAAAACCTTCTTCAATTTGCATAACAGGAGAAATTATAGAACTTCCAATAGATGCCTTTTCATTTGATTGTACACCAAATTCAGCACTTTCAAATGATTCAACCATTCTTCTAACATTTGGCTCATATTTAAACTTTGCCAATGAAGAAATACTATCTTTTATTTCAGATTCTTCTAATACAACTATTTCTTTTATAGATTCTACGATAGGAACATAAGTTGAAATACCATCTAGTTTATTCATTATTCTTTCTAGTTCTAAACCGTATGCATTTTCATTTAAAAATGTTTCTACATCTTCTAAGAAATTTTCAACAACAGAAATCCAGTCATATTGTTTTAGTTGTTCTAAGTACAATTCAAATTTATTAGTAGTAAAACCACTTTTTAAATCGTGAATTGCTTTGTTGCATATACTTTGAGATTCTTCGTGCTCATTAAGACCATTTGCTAATTCAGCAAGTCTTTTGTATAATCCGAATTTTTCAATAACGTTAATTCTCATTTTGTTGTTCTTTATTTTTATTATTTACTTATTTACTTATTTAATCACATCCTCTCCGTAAAAACTTCCATTGTTATTTCCAGTCGGCCATACATCCTTTTCTACTTGAATTTTACGCCCTGATGAATCCGTATTATCTTTCTTATCAGATACAATGTACATATTATTTATAATGGTATCCATTCTGTTTCCAGCAAATATTTCAGTTTCACTTTTGAATATAGGATAACTTGCTTGAACTTCTATTGGAAATGTAATTTGAATTTCTTTTTTATCTGACAATCCAAATTGTACCATTCTTTCTTTATTTATATCAGCAGGAATTGAAAAGTAACAAGGTACTTTTACACTAAAAACATCTACAAAATAGTAAACATTTTTATACATATTTGAAAATATTCCATTTATACATTTGAAAATATCTACTATCGAATCTACGAATATAGTAATTTCAAAATCCATTTTAAAAGGTGCTTCCATAAATTCAGAATTGAATTGTTTAACTTCACCATCATTTGTTTGTTTTATAAAATTTGCCCTCTTAAATTTATTAGTTAAATATTCTTCTTGTAAAGATATTCCTGTTAAATTCATTACAGCTCTAGGAAATTTTTCATAAAGTCCCGTTGCTTTACCATTCTTTTTTAATTCATCCGAATTTAAAAATATATCACTTAAAAATCTTTCCGAACCAGCAACCGTAAAATATGCTGGAACATCTACTTTTGTTTTTTCATTGTCTATGACATTATTCCAAAATATTCTATCATCCAATGCATGTAATGTACCTATAATAATATTTCTAAATAATACATCATCTTTGTTTTGATAGTTATTGTAAGTTTCCATATTCTATTTAATTAGCAAGGATTTATTTCTAGTTCACTAAATCCGGCTACTTTGTTTACTGAATATATGAAATCAAACATTTCTTTTGGTAGTTCACTATGATTGATTACGAATACAGTTAGATTTAATTCATCTACTACATTTCTAATTAAATTTAACATTTCATAAACACCATAACTGTCTATACTTGCAAGTATTTCATCTAAAAATAATAAATTAATATTAGGATAATTTCTTTTCATAATATGTATCAAAGAAATCAATACGGCAAAATCAGCTTTTTTTCTTTCTCCTGTACTAAGAGTTTTGGGGTTAATTTCTTCTCCAATAGATATCAATTTACTATTAAACCTTTCGTCAATTTCAACTTTATATGGAAAATGTAACTTTTTACTGATTTCATTTATAGATTTGTTAAAACTAGGTAAAAAGTTTTTCATTATTTGTAACTTAACACCATCTTCTCCGAATATTTTACTTAATTCTGTATATAAATACTCAGTTTTTTTCTTTTCTTGTATTGCAATTAATAATAAATCAATCCTTTCAATAGTATTTTCTAATACCGAATCGAACTCATTTGTTTCTACTTTAGGTTTCGATAAGTTTTCTTTTTTACCTTTCAATTTATCTAAAGATAATCTTGTTTCGTAAATAGTATTGCCTAAAGTTTGTTTTTTCTTATCTATTTTAGATTGAATATCTTTTAATTTATCAATAGCAATTTTTACTTCCTTTAAATCATTTTCATATTGAATCTTTTGTTCTTTAATTTTTTCTTTATTTTTTATGTGGATGTCATCTGTCAAATCAGAACCACAAGTTGGACAAGTATCGGTATCATAGACTTTTAATTTGTGATTACAATCTTTAATTTGAAAGTTATATTCGTTTTTTGTTCTAGTCAATTTTTTCATTTTTTCAGATGCAAGATTGGACTTACTATCAATATCCTTTGATGTTTCAGTCATTTCTAACATACTTTCAGTCAAAGAATTTATTTCTGTAATAACCTCTTCTAATTTATCTGTTATATCTTTTGATTTTTCTGCATCTAAAGATTTAATTTTTTCTTCAATAGTTTTTTTGTTTTCCATCAGGACCCGAACTTGACCTTCTAAGTTTCCTATCTCATTGTTATATTCTTTTACAAAATCTTTTAACGAATCGTGTATCTTATTAAAGAATAATATACCGAATATTTGGTCTAATATCTTTCTTTTGTCAGATGGTTTCATTGTTAAAAATGATTTGAATTTATCAACCGATATAGAAATAACATTGTCAAAAGTTGATTGGGGTATTTTCATATATTCATTTTCAATTATACCTTGAATGTTACTGTTTCCGGCAACTTCTTGCGGAACACCATCAATCCAAACATTAAAAACTTTAGGTGCTATACCTCTTTCAATTATAATAGTAGAACCTTTTGCAATCAGAGTAACTTTACCCCAAAGTGATTTATTGATTCTATTAGGCAAATCTCCAAGTTTCTTATCTTGTACCTTTCCATAAATCAAATAAGATATAACTTCTCTAATAGTTGATTTACCATGACCGGATTGACCAATAAGCATTATCATGTTACCTTTTTCATCGAATTCTATTTTGGTAATCTTGTTTCCGTATGAATTAAAGTTTTTGTATTCTAATTTAACTAGTTTCATAATCCTTTAAATAAATCTTCAAATATTTTTCTTGCTTTCATAACATCTTCTCCTGTGAATCTATTTTCAATTTCTTTATTGATAAGTTCTTTTGCATTCAAAGAAGATGATTCTTCATCTATTTCGCCATAATCAGATTCGATAGGAAAAATATTCAATACTCTTGCGTTTTCTCCTATCTTGTGAAATATTTTTGTTAATTTTGATGAATGCGTAGATAACAATTTTTCTTTAATGTTTATATCAACAAAGTTATTTTTACTTTGCTCATTGATATCCATTATTTGTTCTTTACTAATTTCATCAATAGTAAATTGAATAAATTTAGGGGAAATGTTATTTTCATAAAATGTTTCCTTTCCTGTTTCTA